TGACGCTGAAAAACGTCAAAAGACACTTAAAGAAAAGTTATTTGCGTATATCGAAGAGAACGGTTTTGAAGACGGTAAAGGTCACTGGTGGTATGAGTTGACTGAGCCGATTGCAGACGTTAAGTCTGTTCAAAAAGAAAAGCGTGTTTCTCGGACAAAGATTGATGACTTAGTTGCTGACAGAATCATTGAAGAAAAAGGACTTGCAGACAGACTGTATAAAACAGTCCAAGTAGTTGACGAAGATGCACTATGGGCAGCCTTGTACGAGGGCGTATTGACTGCAGAAGAGGTAGATGCAATCTTCCCTCCTAAAGTTGTTTGGGCACTAAAGTTAAGTAAGAAGTAATTATGACTGGGTTGCGTAGTGATGACGAGATTGAAAAAGCGTTTGCAGACCTGCAATACAAGCCTGGGTCTAAGCAAAAACGACGCACTATAAATCCAGAGGTTTCTCGAAAGCGAAAGGCTAAAGAAGAATCTTCTTGGGATTCTTCAGCAATAAAGAAACATCTAAACGGGAAAGAAACAGAGGTTTTCACGATTGGTGCTATGGCTCAAGCATTAGAAAAGAGCATCATTAGCATTCGGTCGTGGGAAAAACGAGGGTATCTACCAAGTGCTCCTTATCGTTTGCGTTCCAAAACCCTGAATGGGGAAAAGGTTGCAGGCAATAGGGTCTACACAAGAAGACTCATAGAAATAACTATAGAAGAGTTCTCCAAAAGAGGGCTTTTAGGGGTTTCTCGTGTAGAATGGTCTAAGCATCATGATTTAACTATTGCGATAACCTCGCGGTGGAAAGAGCATGTTGCTAACGAGAGTCAGTAGACCTCAAATCCAACCGAGAGCGTAAGCCTCATAACCGAAAGAAGAACATGTCAATAACCAATCCAACAGTAAACGCTGCATCGTATTTAGATGTAGACCAAGAAGATGCAAAACCAAAAGTCGGAACAACCGTTCAATCTGGTTGGGATTCAGCCGATGCCCTATTACGTCAAGACACAACAGAGTTCCCAACTGATTTTAAATTCAGTGAAGAACCCCAACTCATCAAGTTCCTAGAAGATGGTCCATTCCGTGTGTATGAACAGCATTGGATTGAACGAACTGGGAAAAAGTCATTCGTTGCTTTAGAAACCGATGACCCCTTTACAGATTTACTTGGTAGCAAACCAAGAGCACGCTTTGCTTTCAACGTTATTGCATTGAGCGGTGATACCCATACCGTTCAAATCCTTACTGCTCCTCCTTCATTTGCACGTCAAATTCGTCGTGCACACGAAGATGAGAGAAAAGGACCTCTAAGTAAAGAGTTTTGGGAAGTTTCTCGAATGGGAAATGGACCAACTACTCAATACACGCTGAATTATGTACGTGGTCGTGACCTTGAAGAGGAATGGAATTTAACCCTCGAGTCAGTTAACGCCATACTTAAGGATGCTGTTTGTTTTACACCTGACGTTATCAAGGAGACACCTCGCGAAGAGATGTTAAAAATTGCCCGTGAAGTAGCAGGCGCATAACTTACTGAATACGGGGAGTCTGTGCCGTCACACAGACTCCCCACTTCTATAACAAGGGGCATTATGAACATCATTACAACACCTGTTGGTTTACTAGAAATGGTCGACTATTATTTAGACCAACCTGCTTTTGCATTTGACGTAGAAACTGTTGGACCTGATGATTTTTCTCGGCTCCACCCAATGCTTAATGAAATTACTTGGATTGCTTTTGCTACAGAAGGACGAGTTGATGTTATCCCTATGGGACATCCAAACGGTGAGTTTTTGCGTTGGGATAAACCTTTACTAAGTTCTGCACAGGCTAGAGCAACTGAAGGGTTAGAAATTCGTGAGCAAGATTTTTCTAAACGTGAAACAAGTTGGACTCCTGTATTTGATTCTCCACCAGAACAATTACTTCCAGGTGAAGTTTTTGCAGCATTAAAACCTTTAATGTTTAGTGACAAACTTAAAGTTGGACATAACTTAAAGTTTGACTTAAAAGCAATAGCAAAATATTACCGTGGCGTTGTTTGTTCAAAGCCTTATTTTGATACTTTAATGGCTGCGTTTATCATTGATAACAGAACAAAAAACTCTTTGTCCTTAGATGCTTGTGCTGCCCGTGAATTAGGTCTAGAGGTAGTCAAAGGAATTGGAAAAGCGGTTGAACGCCACTCTTTTAGCGATGTGGCTAATTACGCTGGAATTGACGCAGAGACAACTTGGAATTTATACAAGGTATACGAGCCTAAGTTAAAGGAATACAACTTACTTACCGTATGGCGTTTAGAGATGGACTTACTGTTAGTTCTAGCAGATATGGAATTAACTGGGGCACACATGGACGAAAATGAATTAGCCCTGTTGTCAAAAAAACTAGAAAAAGATTTAATTGAGGTTACAGGTAACGCTTACAAATTAGCGGGCAAAGAGTTTGCTTTGAACTCTATTCCAGAAAAACAAGCCTTATTATTTACTCCCAAATCAGAGGGTGGACGCGGAATTCGCCCCAACACTAAAATTAAAATTGCTTTAACTCCTAAAGGTTTAGAAGCCTCAAAGAAAGGCGAGGAGTTAACAACTCGTCACTACTCAACTAGTGCAGAAGCACTTGAGTACTACAGAGAAAAAGACCCTTTAGTTGCAGAAATTCTAAAGTATCAAGACCTAAATAAGATAATGACTACTTACGTAACTCCTTACACAGGCGGTGAAATTACTAGAACAACTGCTGGTAAATCTAAAACCTCTGAAAAACAAAGTCTTTTAGTTAACGGAAAAGTGCACACAAATTTTAAATCCCATGGAGCAGAGACTGGTCGTTTTTCTAGTAGTGAGCCAAATCTGCAGAATATTCCATCAGATGGAACTTACGGCAAGTTAATTCGAAACCTCTTTATTGCTCCTCCAGGACACAAGTTAGTGGTTGCTGATTACTCTCAGATTGAGCCAAGAATCATTGCTTCCTTTTCTAAAGACCCTGAGTTTGTTAAGAACTATTTAGACGGAGGAGATATTTACACCACTATTGGAGACAAAATGGGTGTGAATAGAAAAGCAGGCAAGGTTTTAGTTCTAGCAATTGTTTATGGAATTGGTCCAGAAAAAATTGCAGACCAACTTGGTTGTACTGTAAAAGAAGCCCATCAATTAATGGATTTGTTTAACGATAGGTTTAGAGACATCAACCGCTACAGACATCAACTGATTCGTCTTGCATCACAACAACGCCCTTTACCCTATGTTTCAACCGTTTTAGGAAGACGACGCTACATTCCCGAAATCCTAAGTAAAGACCTTGGGCAAAAGTCTAGGGCTGAACGCCAAGCCTTCAACACCGTTATCCAAGGCTCTGCTGCAGATTTAATTAAACTAGCCATGGTTAGAGCACACTCATGCTTTGTAAACGAACCTACCGTGAATGTTATCTTGACAGTTCACGATGAACTCGTAACAGTTACTCCCGACGCATTAGCCGAACAAGTGGGCGAAGCGATAAAAGAGTCCATGGAGGGAGTAAGATTGCCTGACATGGTGGTTCCGCTTATTGCGGATATGAAAATTGTGGAAAAATGGGGTCAAGCAAAATGAAGTTCTTTAAGAAGAAGGCTCCTTCTTTTGACATTGATGCTTTGCACGCAGAGATAATGTTTCGGATACGTGCTCTATTTTTAGACTCTGGTATGGAAGACCCTTGGGGTATGAGTGTCATGGCTGGAACTTCTTTCACTAGTAAAGAAATTGCTGATATGGAAGAGTTCGAAAGCAAACGTCGCGTATCAAAAATCCTTCACTTGTTCCCCCTATTAATTGCTCACGCTACGACACTTTCAAAGGGAACCACAGAACTTCAACGAACTAAAAATATTGAGATGCAAATGCCTGAAGAGTTTTGGGCTAAGTTAGAAGAGATTCACAAAGAAGTTGCTTTTGCTGCTATCTGTGGTTCACTCTCTCAACTTGTAGATTTAAACTTACTTTCCGTTGGACCAAGGAGACCAAAATGAGTTCAGACTGGTGGGCAAAGAAACTACAAGGACAAGGACCTGCTGTTGGTAGACCTGACCCAACACCTCCAATGCCACCCTCTCAACAACCTATGACAAGGTATGTTGCTCCTACAGTGCAACCTCCTACTCCCTCTAAAGCACAAAGCGTAAACCAAACACAGCAATGTCCTGAATGCAACTCTAATAATTATTTAGCGGTTAACGTAAATGTCGCACCTCGTTGTTACGATTGTGGTTATCCGATTTCTCAATCAGGAAGTCGTTACGGTTCCTTAACTGGAGCACAAGTAGAAGGCACGACAAAAATGGCAGCAGGTAATGACCTGGCTAACAATTGGAATCCCCAAGGGATTATAGGAAGAGTGGATTAATGAACGATGAAGCAAAGAAAATCGTTGCACAACTCAATAAGAAATTTGGCAACAACGTCGTCGTGGTCGCTTCTGATATTAGGGCTGACATTATTCCTCGCATTACCAGTGGTTCTACTACATTGGATTACGTCCTTGGAGGAGGATTTCCAGGAAACCAGTGGAATGAATTAATTGGCGAGTCTTCTCATGGCAAAACTGCTGTCGCATTAAAGTGTATTGCTGCTAATCAAAAGTTAAATCCTGACTACACAACTGTTTGGGTTGCTGCTGAACAATGGGTTCCTGAGTATGCAGAGATGTGTGGGGTTGATTCAAGCAGAGTCATCGTTATAGAAACAAATATTATGGAAGAGGCTTATCAAGCGGTAATTGATTTTGCCGAATCAAAGTCAGTGGATGCCATAGTTATTGATTCTTTACCTGCGTTATCTCCTTTGCCCGAGATGGAAAAAAATATGGATGAGATGACTGTAGGACGCGGTGCTTTGCTAACTAACAAGTTCTTTAGAGTTGTTGGCTCTGCCATGAAAAGAAGTTTGATTGAGGATGAAAGACCTGTACTAGGTTTAATTATTAATCAATACCGCATGAAGATTGGTGTAATGCACGGAGACCCTCGCACCACTCCTGGAGGAGAAGGCAAAAACTATGCTTTCTTTACTCGCTGTGAGGTTAGAAGAGACGAGTGGATTGAGATTGGTCCAAGTGGAAATAAGGTCCGTGTTGGGCAAACTATCAAGGTTCGTAGTTTAAAAAATAAAACTGCTCCTCCTCAAAGAGTTGCTTACTTTGACTTCTACTTTGCCCCAGGAGGAGATTGCTCTCCAGGAGAGTATGACTTTGCAAAAGAAATTGCAGCCATGTCAGTAGTCCACGATATTGTGGAACGAAAGGGTGGTTGGTATTACTACGGTGACAGAAAGTGGCAAGGAAACGAGGCTTTAATCGACAGTATTCGAGCAGAGGTCGACCTAAAAGAAGAACTGTCTAAAAAGGTATTATCATTGTGAGGTCTGAGGGACAAAAACAATCTCAAAAGCATGAAAAGCGTCTAGCCAAAAAAGTTGGTGGAACACGCACTGCTGCTTCTGGGGCATTCTGGTCAAGAAAGGGAGATGTTCGGTCTAAAGAACTTTTAATTGAACATAAGTGGACTGGTAAAAAACAGGTCACTATCAAGTCCGAAGTTCTAAAGAAGATTACGAGAGAGGCAATACTAGATAGCCGAATACCCGTGCTCGGCTTACATTTAGATGGGGAGAACTAC